TTTTATTTTTTCTTTTACTTGCATATGAAATATTTAATTTAATTAAGACCCTAAAACGCAATCCCTGTCTGCTAATGGTGGTCGATTATGATCATTCCCGTCTACCGGGTGATATGGTCCCGCCACCCAGGTAAAAGCAAATGGACTTCTTATGCTTTCTCCTATTGTTGCCTCCTCATTAGCAACCCTAACGGGATTTGCTATTATTGATTCTTCTATTAAGACATCCTCTGCTAAATTATATATTTTTTCCAAAACTTCATCCTCTCCTACCGTTATCTTTTTATCACTCAATAAACTCTGCAATAAACTGATCATATCAAATGTTTTGGTTGTGATCAAATCTATCTTATATTTGAATTCTGTCCCGCTCGATGAGGTTGTCCTTAAATATATTGAAACTTTATTTATAATAAAATATTCGTCTATTGATCTGTTCGCGCTGACTACTCTTATTCTTTGTCCTGCCCTTAATCCTGATTCATCTGTTGTAAAAACACCCTCAATTATTTTGTTTTTATATCCCTCTAATTCAGCCAAGGCTCTGTCTTGTGCCTCTGCTTTACTTTTGATTGTCTTATCGGTTATTCTAAATTCTCTAACTCCGTATTCTGATATTGATCCCGGCTCCTCAACTCTTACTAATACCGGTATTTTAGGATTTCCTGCTATTGAAACCACTTCTCCAACCGCTGGTTTTGTTGCGTCAGGAAACCTTATTATTTTCATTTCATAATTATACAAACAATCAAAATCTGCCTCATCGTCAATAAAATCTATACCTTTTGTTATTGGTGTTCCATCAATCTTCACAGCTACATTGCTATATTTATATGATAATGGGAATGTCCTTTGATCTCCGTCTGCTACTATTTCCTCTGTAAAAGTATTTCCCTCGTATTCTCCACCCCGGACAAAGATTGTATTCTTTATCTGCGTGGCGTCCTTTTCAATAACTAAACTTCTATAATCATATTTGTTTGTTGTGTCGGCTAATTCAAATGGCGCTGTGTTTTGCTCTTTATCAAAAAAATGAATATCTTTTTTATAATCTACATACCAATCATAGGCCGTTAAATCTGCTAATTTTTGTAATGCTTTGCTTGGAGTATCGTAATTAAACCTGACCGTATCAATCGTTTTAGTGCAGTTAACTTTCCCAACCGTGAACTTGCTTACCCTATGCTCGCAATCATTTTCGTAATATTCTAATATTTCCTTTGTTGATAATGCTCTGTTCCATACTGCCAGTTCGTCTATTATGCCGTCGTAATGATAACTTGAAGATGCTCCGTGTTGTCCTAATACCAAATAATCGTCTGTTGTAAATCCTGTAAAAGTTTTTGTTTGAACTTTTAGCCCGTTTAAGTATATGTCTGCACTTAATCCGTCTATAACTACAATTAAATAATACCATTCTCCTACCGTAATTCCTGCTCCACTTGCGACGGTATTGTCTCCAATAGCAACTTTAAGAATATCATTATCTGTCCAAGCATATAATCTATCATTCCCCGTTGATCCTACTGAAAATATCATTTTTTGTCCATTGACATTGGTTTTAAACCATATCCCTATTGTTTTTTTTGTATTTGCGTCAAATGTTTCTGCGTTCAAAACGCTTGAAATCGCTACATATTCAGTTAACCCGTTGATTTCTAATGCCTTGTCAAATTTTCCGTCTGCCCAAATATCCTCGTCCTCTGTTCCTGCTCCGGCGTTGTAAAGAAGTTTTATATAATCCTCTGTGATTGCTGTGTTGTAAATTCTGACATCATCTAATTTACCATCAAAATAAGGAGTATAACGCCCAGGGTATCCTATATATACTGAACGGGTGCTAATAACAGGGTCTAATATAGAAGGTGTTCCACTTGTTTTGTCTACACCATTTACAAATATTTTACCACTTGAACCATTTCTAACTGCTATTATATGACACCAATTATCTGCACTTATAGAACTTACCACAGATGCAATGTCTTGTGTTGTTGCAACTTGATATATTCTCAAAAGAACTTGACCATTTTCTCTTATAAATAATTGCCAACCGTCAGACCCGTGATACCCTTTGCTTATTATTGAACCAGCTCTAAGAGCATCTATTTTAATCCATACTCCAATACTAAAATCTTGAGTAGTAAATTGTAAACTTGCATCATCTGGAATATCTACATAATCATCAACTCCATCAAATTCTAATGCTTTGTTTATTTTTCCCTCAACGCTTATATCCTCTGTATTTCCAGCATTAGTTAATACTCCGTCATTACTCCCTTTGCTATCTAATACGGCCGTAGTTGCCAAATCATCGTTCATCAACCAATGACCAACCAAATGCCCAAAAAAATTATGCATTACCCCGTCGTTGTCATTGTCGGTTTCATCTAAGACATCTGTCCCGGTTGCCTCGTTAAAATGCCAAAGACCAACCATTCCTTTGTCTGTTATATAATCATTCACTATTGAATCAATGATTTCATTAACCGTCTTACTCGAGAAATCAGCCACAACCAATCTCTTGTCCATTGTTTCTGTGTAATCTTTGCATTTTATAGTAAACTTTGGCGTTAATGATTGTGTGATTTGGGTATATTTTATAATATAACCACCAAATATCTTTTCATCGTCATCGTCATAGATATCTACTTCGTCTAATACTGCGGGAGTCCATCCTGTTGGTTTAATTTTCAAATCACAGGTATCAACTTGACTCGTTAATATCTGCTCAATTTTGAAATCATCAAGTTGAATATCACTTGTTCTATCTGTATCATTAATGTTTATTTTCATACCCTACCTTGCATCTTTAATTTAGATATAATATTTTTGGCCAATTCATCTGCTACATTCTCACTTAAAAAATTACCTCCGTTTATATTGACCGTTATGCCACCCCCAAATCCTGCTTTACTCAATGGGATGACTGCTTCCGGGCCTGCCTCTCCTACCATGGCCAACGTTGGTCTGTTTACTATTCCCCCGTCTGCTAAATATGGTATATTTCCTATTTGCAATACATCAGATAGCCCAAGAACAGACGCTCCTTTGCTTACAACATTATTTATGGCACTTATGACTCCATTGATCATTCCAATAAATCCGTTTATTCCTGACACTATCATTGATTTTATTGATCCCCAAATGGTTACGAATATGTTTTTGATACCCTCCCATAGTCCTTTCCAAACATTTTTTATTGGTTCTACTGCATCAGTAAATTTGTTTTTTATCCAAACCCAGACAGCACTAACATATCCCTTGATCGTTTCTATAACAGGAGAAAGGAAATCTTTAATGCTATTCCACATTTTTGTCCACAAATCTTTTATAAAATTAAGAGCTGTTGAAAATACTTCTTTGATATTTCCCCAAGTCTCTTCTAAAGCATTTTTAATATTTTCCCAAATAGCGAATATATCTATTCCTAACGCTTCAAATATTGCTGATACTATTCCAACAATTAATGCGAGAGCAAATTCAAATCTTGCTTTGATTTTATCCCAGATACTTTTAAAAAATTCTAATATATTGTCCCATATTTCTTTAATAAATTCCGATATACTATTAAATGTTTTTTTGAGAAAATCTTTTATAAACGACCACAATATAATCACTGCTTCTTTGGTTTTGTCCCAATTTTTAATTAGCGACACTATAACAGCTATTAAAGCTATTATACCGATTATTACAAGTCCAACTGGTGATAGAATAAATCCAAATCCTGCTATAATTAGAGGTAGAATTCCACCCAATATGCCAGCTATAGCAATTAATCCTCCCAATGCTCCTACAATTATTAATATTGATTTAACTAATTCAGGATTTATTTGCGCCCATTCTGACAATTTATCTATAAACGGAAGTATTCCAATCGCAATTTCTTTAAATTTATCACCGACAGAAATCATCGCAACCTCAAGATTATTTTTTGTCATCTGATAGAGAGCATCAGTTGTTTCTGTTTGTTTATTAAATGCCTCTGTTAACGCTCCACTATTGTCAGACATTGTGTTCATTATTTCACTCGCGTTATCTCCTGTTTCTCCCAATAACATCATAACAGAATTAAGTCCTTCCACTGACCCAAACATTTTCCCAAGTGTTTCCGTATTATTACCAGCTTGATCCGCAAGTATTCTTAATGTTTCTGTTAAACCTTTTTCCCCTATTGATTCTGTCACTGTATCAACAGACCATCCTAATTCATCGTAGACATCTTGCATGTCTTTTGTCGGTTTCAATAAATTACTCAATGCTCCTTTTATTCCTGTATATGCAACGCTTGCATTCATTCCCGATGTCGTCATCGCGGCGGTTGTGCTTACTAAATCATCTAAAGACATGTTCATTGATTCGGCTAATGGCGCTACTTGTCCGAATCCTTGTGCTAAATCAGAAACAGTTGTTTTCCCACTTTTTACCGCTAAGAAAAAAGTATTTGCTATTTCGTTTGATGCTCCCGCATCTAATCCAAAAGCATTAATGGCCGAAGTTATTATATCTGTCGCTTCTGCCGTTTCTCCAAGACCAGCAACAGCTAAATTAGAAGAGCTTTTTAAAACCGATAATGCCTCTGCCGTATCTGTTATTCCTGCCGATACTATATCATAAGCACTCTCTCCAAGGTCCTCAGCGCTTTTTGGCGTTGATTTCATCAATTCTAATATTCCGTCTTTTAGTTTAGCCGCAGCTTCTCCGTTATCGTCGAATAAAGTATTGACATTGCTGATAGCCTTTTCAAATTCAGATGATTTTTTGATCAATCCAACTATCGCTCCCGTGACTGCGGCAAAAGCGGCCGTTCCAACAATGGCCATTTTTTTAAAAGTCGGTTTTAATTCTTGAAGCTTTCCTTTGAACCCTCCTATTGTTTTGCTCGCTTCATCCTTACATCTAAGTATAATTTGTAATTCTTTTTCGAACATAAAATTATCTACGTTTAAGTGCTTTTTGTTTCTCTATCGAGATTTGATCAAGATATGCTATGCAATTTTCAATGAAGTCATGAGGTTGACTCATCAACTCATCATAAGTCCAACCAAATTCTTTACACAACATTATCTTGATCGTGTCCCAATCGTATTTGTTACTTCTTACTGCCCTCTCTATTTGGGCTGTTGATTTTTTTTTTGAGCAAAGTCAGTTGTATTTATCATCACCGTTATATCCTCAATTGGCAATTTGGAGAGGTTTTCCTCGGTAAATGGCAATATGTTCTCGTCTTTATCTGTTAAATTCCACTCTTTGATCATCAAACTTAACATTTTAACAGACTTTTTCACATCAGATCCATTGATCTGGTAGACTTGCTCTATTTCTCCTGTCAATAAAGTATTATACAATGATACTTTTGCCTTTGTGATAGGTAAAACAATACTTTTTATTGTCCTATAATCTTTTAATACAGGCATAACTTCTCATTTAGTAGCTTGTCGCTAAATTGGTTAAGACTATTGATATACTGCTTGATTCACTTGTTGAATAATAAGCTTTGAAATCAATACTCTCTTTGACTAAATCTCCGACTGATTTGTCAAGTTTAAACGGATTAAATTTAACGTCTGATAATGTGATAACTATTTTTGGATGTTGGTCATCTCCTATTGTCGTGTCGCTATCCTCTAATGTGATACTCATCGCTCTTTTTGTGTTGTCTGAAAACAAGGTTCTCCAAGTCGCACTATCATTCAATCTTTCGATTGATCCGCTAATGGCTAAATCTTTATTGCTAATACTTGCCGGTTCATCGCTCCCAAATCCAAAGTTTGCTACAACATTCTTTTCAATGGCCAAGTTAATCGATTGTAAGTCGATTGCATCCGCAGCTGATAAGGCAGCTACACTCGCAGCGGTCTTTACTGTTATGTGCCTTGGAACAAAATAGTTCTCATCTGTATAAGCTGGCGTTACCGTTTCGTCTGTTTCAAACTTGCCAATGAATTCTGCCTTAAATCTTGCATAGTCTGCAATGGCACAATTTATTTCAAGTTTATTAAGCATACAATATGGCACCCACTTCTCAATATAAGCGTCCTCCATCGATAGAGTAAAAGACGGATGAATATTGTTGTTTAACACGGAGAAAGTATGATCATAAACAGCGCTATTATCTCCACCTTTTGCCACCGAACTCAATGATCCTAATGCCCCATAAAACAATTCTCCTATTGCTAAATCGGTAATGATTCCTCCGATAGATGGTTCATTGTGTTTCTGAACTATCTCGTTGCCATAGGAGTCCTCTATTCTCCCATATGCTCCCTCTTTGTTCTTAACTTCAACGATAGGATTAAAATCCCAGTCGTCGATTGATAACCAATAGGCGGGAACGACTCCCGTCCCAGAGGTTCCCTCTCTTGCTATTCCTAATTTTTGTAATCTTCCTGTTTGCATAAAATTTTATTTAGATGAATTAATTTTCTTAGTTGCTTCCTCTAACGAGGTTGCTTTGATTGACCTTTGATGATCAGGAAAGTAATAATTTATTAATTCCTTTTCCTTTTTCACCTTGATTCCTTTGCCTTTGAGAGATTTGTTTTCAAATTTTTTTACCGCCATAATTCTTAAATTAAATTTATTAACTTATTCTTGATAATTTTTGACATACAATAGTTATAACCGCCGCCCTATTCACTAATTCTCTGTCTGTCCATCCTTTCTTCGCACTAATAGTCAGCTTATCAACCACTCCGCCTAATCTATAATCTTGCTGAAATGCTTGTATAATGGCCACTAATGCGTTGTCTACCAATCCCTCTGCCTCGATTGCTCCTTTATTCTCGGCTGTCATTTCTTGATATAAATGTATTGTGTAAATATAATTATCTTTATCATGTTCGGTTGAAATCCATTCAGGATTATATTCAGCTGAATAAATCGTCACAGCGGGATACCCCTCTAACAAGCCCTTTTCATAGGCATAAACATATTTTAAATTACTAATCCCCTCTAACTTTGCCTTAATTGCATTTTTAGTGAGAATAAAATCATTTGTCATTGTGTTAATTTTTTAAGTATATTATTTAAAGCTGTATCAAACAATCTATCTACCGTTGACTGGACCTTGACTACCGTTCTATCAACAAATTTGTTTTCTTTCGTTCCCGGATGTCTGACTAATTTTGTATAAACTACTTTCCCCGACTTTGTTTTAAATCTTAACACCTTTGACCTGCTCGGTCTTATTGTGTGTGAATCTGTCCCCTCGTGGACCCAATAAGCATAATTCATTGTTGGATATATCTCTGCCTTAATTGGGGTATAATTCATTCTAATACTTTGTTGTAAATGTCCCGTCTTATGTGGGGCTTCTTTAACCTCTGTCCTTAATATCTGCTTGCCTGCTTCTTTTGTCGCCCTTTGCAATTCTGCATCTGCTATTTGAGGTGATTTAGCAAACGAGTCCTGCAATTCTTTTAATCCTTTTATCTCTAAATCAATCATATTTAACTATTCATTTTAGAAATAACGGCTTTTCTATATTGCAATGTTGTCCTTACTGGTCCCAATGGCCTTACTCCTTTAATTATATAGTCATCTCCGTCATAAGTAATTTTGTCTCCTTTTTGAATATCACTATTATAATAAGTAAATAAAACTGACATTTGTGCGGGATTTCCCTCACTGATCATCATATCCTCGGGCGATATACTCATAATTGCTCCATCAATAGTCCCATGGAGTGCATATTTTTCATCACCAGTTTGCGACAATCTATATACCGTTATTGATTTGTTAAAATATATTCTCATATTACAACTCTTGTATAATTTTCTAAAACAATTTTGTCCTCTTTTTTAATGAATTCGTCCCAGGTAATGTTTAGATCGGGAGAACCCTCGCTTACCTTTTGCTCTGACAACCTCTTTTCGAATGTTCGCGCTACTAATTTTGTCGCTAATAATTCTAAATCATAAGGGATTGTTTCGTATCCTGCTTCATATGTAATCCTGATATTCCTTTTGCCTTTCTCTAATCTATCGAACCATATCATCCCTGACGTATCGTATTTCTCATAATCGCTTGCCTCATATTCCGTCCAGTCAGGATTTGCCGTTGTTCCTGCATTAAATTCTATTTTAGTCCAAGCTATAATCGGATAATTGTTTATTTTTAATGATCTCCTAAAATCATCTCCATCATACAATTCCTGTGTGTATTCCGTTGACTTGAATCTCCTACCTCCGCAATAATTTTCAATCCAAGAGGTTAAAGAATTGCACAAAGTATCTAATATGGTGTCGTATGTTGCGGCGGTAATATCTAAAAATGATTTAACCTTAGCTGTTGTTGTTAAATTGAATGCTTCAACTGACATAATTTTAATTTCTTAATTTTTTCTCTTTTATTTATTGTTTCGTACCAATCTCGACTATGATATAAATTATAGGGATCTCTTTCCTCGTAAAAAACCTTTTTTCTTTTCCTATCCTTTTCTCTTATATATCCGTAATGAAATATATTTAAATCTATTCTGACTTTTCTCCTATAAGCGTATATCGGTGCCGATCCACAATGTAATTTTTTATTGAAAAAACTTTGCTTACTTTCTGGTAAATATTTAAAAAATCTTATGTTATAAGCATTAGCCCATCGAGGGTCTGCTCTAAAGTGCTCGTCATCGCCCCACAGGTTGATTATATGGAGTGCAAAGGCTATATCCGTACCATTCATCAACTCGTCCATTTTACACTTGAAACGGGCGTCAAACAGCTCGTCTGCGTCGCTACAAATAACCCAATCAGGCTTTTCTTTTATTGTTAAATTCCACAACTTCTCCCGGGCCAAGTGTTCGTCCTTATCGAACATCCTTTCTTCGTTCCTGTAATAGATAACTTTTTTAAAACTTTTACATATCTTTGGCGTTTTATCTGTCGAACAATCATCTAAAATGACAATTTTGTCTGCCAATCTTTCCAACTGCACTAATGCTTGCTCGAGCCATCTATTCTCCTCATTAAAAACTATTAAGTTTGCTACTATCATATATTCATTATATTCTTATGTAATTCTTTAATATAATCCCAGGTATAAATCCCTGACCCTAAATCTGATTTTGTATGGATTGCTTTACCTTTTCTTTTCTCCCATTTCTTATAATTGATCCCCCTATATTTAGAATAATAATTGCAAGTTTCTTCCCATTGCTCAACTGATATTGCTTTCCCATAATGCCTTACTAATCCGTGCAAGCAACCAATTCCTTTTACCTCTGGTTCTCTTGAAGTCTTTTTAACCCATACTGGCCTTGCTCTTTTTCTAAACCAAAATATAATTTCCCTAAATTCTTTGCCACAATAATCTCTTAACTTTGTTAGATCTCCGTTATATTTCCTATCTACGTCTTTCTTTGTTATATAAAAATCAAACAACCTCATCTTAATATAATAGAGACCTTTTGTATCCAAAATCTTTGAATTGAATTCTAATCTCTCATCGGCATCAAAATAACAAAACCAATCTTTAATATTAGCATTCTCCGAGGCTAATTCGTAGATTTCTTTCCTACTTGTTGTTTCGTGCCAATCTCTTTTTAATGGGTTCGTTTCCCATTTCTTATTTTCAATGATTCCGGCTACTTTCGGGTGTCTTTTGACTATCTCTAATGTTTTGTCTGTTGAGGCGTCATCATAAACATATATCTTGTCGCACCATTGTCCAAAATGATTTAGTGTTTCTTGAATGATTAGTTCTTCGTTCCTAATCCTTGTTATTCCTATTTTCATTCAACACCTCAGTTATTTTTAGAACTCTTTGTTTATATGTATGATCTTTCAATGTTCTCCTTTGCCCTGCTCGAGCAATTTTCTCTCTCTCCTTATCGTGTTCTAAATAATAATCTATCTTGCTTTTCAAATCATACATGTCTTTATAAATGACTATTTCTTTTTCTAAATCAAATAGTTCCTCTAAATAAGTCACATAAGGAGTGATCAATAAAGCCCCACAAGCCGTTGCCTCGAATAATCTCATGTTCGTATCATCTGCCGGACATTGATTTGGGACTATCTTGCATCTATTATATAATTCTGCCATCTCTTTAAAAAATACATTCTCCTTTTTCACGAACTTGCCACCATAATTTATAACCAAGAATTTAACGAACTTCGCTCTTGAACTGAACGCTTCTTTTCCAACAAATCCTATATCAATATCTTTTTTGACATCTTTTTTGTTAAAGATTTTGCTATCAACTGCACAAGGTAAATATGTTGTGTTCTCTGGGAAGAACTTCAAACAGCTTTTTTCTTTACAGAAGTAATGATCTGCGTTGCTACTTAATGCTCTTTTAAAAGAAAATCTGTTTTCTAATATAATCATACTGCCGTCAACTGGGTCTTTTGTCCCCAAATCATTCGCATAACAGATGTTTATTCCCCCGGATCCGATGATAAAATCACTTTCTTCTCCCAATTTTCTCTCTAATTGTTTCGCTATTCCATATTCAGTCTTTGAACTTCCGACAAAACATACCCTATTTTTTCTCGCTTTGTCTGATAATTTTATATATTTATCTGTTTGTGTCTTGATATTAAAATGTTTTAATGCATAACTCCTATTGAATTCTCCCATTGATTGATCATACTTCTTGAATTCTTTTACTATATCGTTAACATTAAATTCTTTATTATATCTCCTACTTGAAAAATTGTTTTTTAATATCTCATCAGCGTTTTCTTTTGTCACTATTCCGTCGCCTTTCGACGTTCCCATTTTATCTGTTCCTTTATATGCACGCCTATCAAATACAACCACGGCCCGTCCGCAAGCCATTGCCTCATATGCTCCTCTGCCTAAACTAACAACTAAATCTGCCTCGTTCATCTTGTCCTCTATGTTCCATACTCCTCTTGCACTTGCGAACTCTATCCCTAATTTCTCACAAGCATCCTTTATAATTTCGTTAGCCTCGGTATTCCCATGTTGTTTGCATAATGATAGCACTCTCGTCAATTTCTTCCTTACAGGCTTATACGGCTTGAATCTGTCGCAATCAATGCCGTTATGTATGATCTCTGACTTAAATCCTAAATCTTTTAAGTGATCTTTGACCTCTTTTGATATTCCTACATAAATATCGGCTCCCTCTTTTGGTTGTTCTAATTCTGGGAATATTCCGTGCGAAGTAAAAACCTTAATCCCTCTTACATTCTTTAAATAATCTAAACAAGTATTGTGATTTATAAAAATATAATCGTATTCCTCCCTTACTTTTCTTATTCCTCCTGGAGTGATTGTAAAAAAATGTTCTGATAATTGCCCTGGTTCAAATGTGAACACATCAACCTTATATCCTCTCCTCTCTAACTCTCGGCCCAAGGTATAAGTGAAAGATTCTGTCCCGCTCAATGTTTTCAAAAAACTATTCGTTATCAAAGCCCTTTTAATAGGTTTATCTAACCCTATGGCTTTTTTTATTTTATCATCTGGCCACTTCTCTTTTAATCTTCTTCTATTCTCATCCACGCAATCCATTCTACCCTCTGACTGCATATGAAAATGGTTTATTGGGTCTTTATTTATATAATCAAAAGTCAT